TCACCGCGGCGTTATAGGTAACAGCCATGTGTGTGTTCCCCCGCGCTAGGCGCGCCAGTTTCGGTAAGGATAAAGGAGCGCATCAACCGCCATCGGCAGGTCGCTTATTTTTGCTTCGCTCGCGGCCTCGCGGTTTTCGTACCAGTGACCGATCATGAGCAACGCAGCGTGCTTTATGGATTTAGGTATGTCCGAGTATCCGGACTCGAATGTAATCCTGACCGATCCAGGCTCGCCGTCAGTCTCTGGCCAATCTGTGTTCTTGGCCGGGAGGATGTATCCGCCCTCGGAGACGCCGACGTCAATCTCGCGAAAATCTGTAATCTCGACTTCGGCGCCGCCATCAGACGGCGTATAGAAAACGCCAGTCACCTCGATGAGCGGCGGTTTCGGCAAGTCCACCTTGCCGGACGGGAAGCGCTCAAGTTTGAGCTCCCAAGTCTGCTCCACAACCGATCGGCCAAGCCAGTTGTTCTCGCCAGAAAGCCAATCCTGCGCCGCTTCGGCAAGCGCCGTGATGTATGCGTCGTCATCGATAAAGTCGACACGAAGATGCGCCTTCGCCTCGGCGAGCGTAACAATCTCCGCCGTAGATGGCGTCACAAGGCGCAAACTCATGGTTATTTCCTCTTGCGTGCAGCGCGCGGCTCAATATTCACCGTCTCGGCGACGGGCTCTTCCTCTGGCTCGACAACGGCGGCCGACGCAGGCTCGATGTAGCCTTCCTTGAGAAGGCCGGCGGCCAAGTCGCCAAAATCACGCTCATCCCCGACAGACAGGTCAACAAGCGTGAGGCCGTCCACCGAGTAGGCGAACGGCCGCACAACTTTATGCATTAAGCCACCGGCTTGCTGCGGGCGTTGCCCTTGATTGCAACAGCACTGAGTGTGCCGCCAGTCGTGACGCCTGTGGAAACGACGTTCAGGCGAACATACCGCTTGCCGCCTTTGTATCCGATCTTCTTGGCCGCATTGTCGTCCGCAGCCACGAAGGTAGCGGCGGCGGCAGTGCCGAGCAGATCGGCCGCCGCGGTCGCGGAGCCGTCAGACAGGTTCGATTCGTTGCCCTCAGTGATCGTCGGGGCATAAGAACCGTCGGTCAGTGTGCCGGACTGGATAACGAACTCGATCGACTCAAAGCCGGCCGTGTCGATGATGGCGCCGCTGGTCGTCGTGTTGGATGAAATAGCACCGGTGTTCAGCGCAACCGAAACACCAATGTTGTCGTGCAAATCTCTAGAAGCCATGGGGCTGTCTCCTTTATCTTGAAAAGAAAGGGCGGCCTAAGCCGCCCATGCCTTTATGGCTTAGACCGCGCACTTCAGCTTGCGGATTGCCTCCGCAAGAACAACCTGACCGCCAAGGCGGCGGCGGAAGAGGAAGCGGATGTTGCCGGAAGTGGCCTGAGTGTAGGGGTCGCGGAGCATGGACATCTGGATGCGGTCAACCAGCGTGTAAGCCTTCGCGAAGTCCCCGTACGCGATCGGGAAAGTGCCGGCACCCTCAGACGGCATGTCCGGAACTTCGACGTAGGGGTCGCCGTCGATCGTGTTCGGCTTGCCGAGTGCAATGCCAGGCATCCAAACGTAGTTTTTCTGCGCATCCTTCAAGCGGCGAACCGATCCGAGCGTGGTGCGGTTAAGCGCCCAAGCTGCGTTGCGGGTGTATGCCGTCTTGATCGCGTGCTTGAGCGTCAGGAGGCCGTTGGCCTGGCCGTCGACGTCAGCGATGGTAGTTGCGGAACCAGAGTTGGTTTCCCCAACACCGCTTGCGGACATCCAGCCTTCCGGCTTGCCCGCGCCATTGCCGGTGACGACGGCCGCACCTTCAGCCAAGGAGAACTGTTCAGCCGCCTCCCCGCGGATCTCGGATTCCATGTCGAAAGCAGAATCTTCGAGGTTCTGCTCAGAGATATCGATCAGCGCATAGAGCTCGTGGGTCGGGATTTCCCACATGCCGTAGCGAAGGCCGTCGGTCTCAGAGCGAGTGCCCTGCTCGGCGACCCACTGGGCCGCAAACTGGCCGGTGCGCTTCGGGATCTGGATGGACTTGGAGGCGGTGGAGCGAACGCGAACGAGCGAACGTACCGGGCTGATTTCGGTGACGCCCTTGATGATCTCGCGGACGTATTCCATCGGAGCCAGGTAGCCGCCAGTCGTGTCGTTGCCGACCGAAAGCGATTTGTACTCCGCCTCGGCGTCTTCAATCGACTTTCGCTGCTCACCGGGAAGGCTCGACAGTCCCCGTATGCCTGCGTCTACAACGGCGCGAGCCCATTTGTTGACTGCTGCCTTGCGCTCAGCGACCTTGTCGGCAGAGCCAGCGCCAGCGAGCGAGAGGCGATTCAGCTTCTCTTCGAGCTCATCGACGTGCTTCTTCTCTTCCTCGGCGGCCTTCTTGGCCTCGAGAAGAGCGGCGGTTGCCTTCTGGTTGGCGTCTTCGAACGATGCCAGAGTGGCCTCGATCTTGCCGAGCTTCTCGGTGACGATCGGGTCGTTGACGCCCTTCTTTTTCAGTTCGGCAAGGGCCGCGTCGTTTGTGGACTTAAATTCCTCAAACGCAGTCATAACTTTTTCAATGGCAGAATCGGCCATGGTGATCTCCTGATGATGTGGGGTTACTGAGAGCGTGTCGCCTTAACCGGCGATCAGCGCCTTGATGCGCTCGGCAAGCTCGGCTAGCTCCGCCTCGCTCTTTTTGGCCGTTTCATCCTCATCACGAGGAGTCGTGTCCTCCGCTTCGTCGCGAAGCAGCATGCTCTTGAAGACCGCAACAGCCTTCACGCTGTCCGCCCTCGACAAACCTGCTTCACGCAGGCCGTCTTCGATGTCTCGAGGGTTGAATTCTGATTTGACGCTCAATACTCGCGCCTTGCCGTTGGCCGGAAAGGTGACCAGTGAAACTTCGAGCAGTTCGACCGCCTTAAGTGTGCGCCGCGGATCCTCCGGCTGAGTGCGTACCGCCCACTCCTTGGCGCGAAAGCCGATGGAGAGGCCGTTGAATGCCGACCGAGGCTTCATTTTAAGGAGTTCGTACGCTTCCTTGCCGCGGGGGGTGGGCGCAAACTTGCCCTCAACCCATAGCCCGGTGTCGTCCTCGCGCATTTCGGTCCAAACGCCGATAGGCGTCATATCCTCGCCGAACATTCCGCCGTGCTGCGACAACATCGCAGGCCAAACGCCGCTGGCTTTCGCTTTTTTCAGCGTATCAGCGAAAGCGCCCTTCGCAATCACGTCTCCATAACTGTCGACGTTGCCAAAAACTGCACCGTAGCCGGAAAACGTCATTTCGCCGTCGGAATCGGCAAATTTTACCTCGCCAAGACCGAAACTGCGGTGCTCTATGGCTCCGCCGTCCCTATTCTTCGTCATTTTTGGGATCCTGTGCGCTGTCTTTCGGCTTCTCAGGCGCCGGAGCACCACCAACGTTCGTCGGCCTTGGCAATTCGTCGCCGCCCTCGATCGGATTCAGGTCTTCAAGTGCGCGAATCTCGTTCGGCGTCATGTATGCAGGCGACCCGCCAGTACCGAGAGCCTTGGAATAGAACTCGGCACGGTCCTTGTGGGCACCCTTAAGCAGTCCGTTGGCGTTAAATTTTGCGTAATAACCGGCATCCTCCGGCCCATCGAGCAAGTTAACGTCTATGGATTGCTGGATTCGCTCCCACCACGGCCCGAGCGTATGCACAACGTGAGCCAAAAACACTTGCTCTGCGCTCGCAAACGTCATTGCCTGGCCGGCGTGCCCGATCATCTGCGGAAACACGCCAAGAGACTGGCAAAGCTGCTCGGTCTGGAATTTTCGCGTCTCAAGATGCTGTGCGTCGACGCCGCTCATTGACTGCGGCGTCCACTTAAAGTTCGAGTCGATGACAAACGGCTTGTGCCGGTTGGCGCCGCTCACCTGAGCCGCAATCCAAGCCTGAATATGCTTGTATTTCTCCGGATCAATCTTCTGATCGGTCGAATACACGCCGGAAGGCATCGCGCCGTTTGCGTGCAGCTCAGCCTGCGTGTTTTCCGTCGCGATCGTGAGGCCGATTGCCTCGCGAGCCTGCTGCACGGCGTCCAAGCCGCGCCACGTGTCCCAAGACGGCCCGCGGATGTGCCAGATCAACGACTGAGGAAAGTCCATCGACCGCCCATCAAGGCCGCTTACCGTGTAAGTCAGCGAATAGTCGTTGTTCCGCGTAATCGT